TAATTAAAAACCCAGTACCAAATGACGCATTTGTTTTGAACGCAATTCCGGTTGCAGCTGAAGATCCATCCGCAACAAACGAAGTGCAAGAAGATCCTGTGACTCGACCAATGACAGCATTTGAAGAGGCGTTCGTTTGCTCGAATCCGGCTGTAGCCGACGAATTGCCTGAAGTTGATCCAGAAGCGTACAGCGTGAATCGGTTGGTTAGAGTGACGTTTGTCCCTGCGATGGGTGCACCAGCAAGATACAAAGAAGCCGAATTGGTGTACGTTACCGAAGCATTTGTTGATGCAAGTGTCGGTACACCAAACGAATTGACCATGTTGTTAGTTACGGTCGTAGATGCAGCGGTACTTGTATCTGTGAAGGTTGCAGGCTCGTGATACGATTGAATACCAGTCAAGCCCCATGCTGACGCAGAAATTGCGCCACCAACATCAAGTCTTGCCGTTGGAGTGTTTACACCAATACCAACAAATCCGTTGGTATCAATTCGCATTTGTTCTGTTGCTCCAAAGGTGTTTCCAGCAGTTAAGCCAATATTTGTGAAGAACCTATGCGCTCCTGAATCTTGCCAGTAGCCTGCCGCACTTGTTTCAGTGGCAGTAAAATTCGTGCTGTTATAATAAGCCCCGGTTGAACTGATCATCGAGTTTGTATTTCTTGTTGTTAAGAAATAACCCGTAGCACCCGATCCGGTCGCATTAACTGTAAGGCCTGTATAAAACGTGCCGAGATAATTTGTTAGGTTGTTCGAGGCAAAAGCCCCTAAAGTCCACCATCCACGATCAAGAGACATTCTCCTTGTTGGAGTGTAAGTGTTTCCTGACGTTAATCCTGTGTCAGAATAAAATGTCATTACGGCCGCATTGAATTGAATCAACCCGTTAGCCGTTCCGACCGCTTGCGGAGTTTGTGCCGATGTTCGAGCGTTACCGACGTAAGTTCCACTGGCGTTGGTGTCGCTGATATAAAATCCTGAAGTAGTATTGTTGTTGTAACCAACACGAAGTCCAGATGATCCACCGTTTGCGAGAACTTCAAAAGTGGCATTCGATCCCGATAACGCACCGCTTGCCCCAGTCCCGACAACCATTGAACCTGACTGGATTGAAACCATCGGAGCTGTTGTGGAGTTTGTTGTGAAAATATTAAATCTTGGAGACGCCGTTGTGCCGTAAGCCTGAATATAGAATTGGTTTACAGCGGATTGACCAAAGGCAAACTTTCCAGTGTTTGCGCCAGTGATGTTTTGAAAAACCATTCGATCACCGGCAGATTGAGATCCTGCGAGTGCTGGAGCAGCAGTTGAACCGTTAAAAAACCATGCACCAGAATTTGAGTATCCTGTGTAAGCGTTACTCAATGTGACGTTTGTTCCTGCTGTCGGAGGGCCAGCAAGATAGAGTGTTGAAGCATCAGTAAAAGTAACTGCCGTATTTGTTGCGGCAAGAGTTGGCGTTGCAATCGCATTCACCATGTTGGTCGCAACCGTAGTGGATGCAGCAGTGCTTGTGTCGGTGTATGTGACCGCATCTTGTCTGACTGCAATACCACTTGATCCCCAGGCCGATGCACTTAGGGCAGTCGTGCCCATGTGTAACCTAGCAGATGGAGTCGATGAGCTGAATCCAACAAAACCCGTTGGAGTCATGGACAATCTGCTTGTACTACTGACTTGATAATCAAAGATTCTTGAGTTTGCGCCCGATGCAGTGTTTGTTATGTTGATCAACGATCCTGTGAATGCGCCTGAAGCATTATTCCATGTCTGGGTATAAGACTGAGCCGTCAACGTGGAGGCCGTCGTGAATGACGCCGGAGTGTATGAAGTAATCCCTGAGGTATTTAACAACGTCCAGAAAATCGTCGATATTCCTGCGCTTGAGGTACTTCGATCACGGAACGCAATTCCGTTTGATCCGCTCAACAGAGTGGTATAACCCCCTGCCGATCCGAATGAGTATTGAGTTCCGTAAAGGATTGACCCATCTTGAACGATAGATAGAATGTTTGATGCCGCACTGTTTTTAACAATCAACATCGGCGTTGTTTGAGTCGGCGCACCTTGTAGGATCAATGCGGTTTCATCGACGGTCGGAGAGGTCGTTACATGGATTTTTGCAAGCGGAGTTTGGTTGGTATAAGCCGCATTTAAAAACTGAACTCTGCCGATAGCCAAAAAAGAACTGCCATTCACCGCAGTAACATTCACTCGATAATATCGAAACGATACTGGACTTGCCAATGAGTAGGATCGAGACTCCGCAGATCCCCATGCTGTTTGGGCTGATCTTGTATCAATTACGGTTTGTTCTCCTGCAAACGCACCAGTGTTTGATCCAAGTAATTGCCATGCTTGCGCCATACTGCTGTTCGCAGACGAAGACGCAATCAGGTTATAGCTATTAATTGTTACAGATGTAGTTAAATCAATTTGAACCCACTGAGGGTTTGTAAATGGGAGCGAACTTAACCATTCACCGCCACTTACTCCAGCAGAAAATGCTTTCCACGCTTGATATGAAACAGAATACTCACTGGATGCGCTTGTGACTTGCGAAGATGTTGGACTCGAAGTTGTATTCGACGTCATTGCATTAATAGGATATGTCGTCGCTGTGTTGGTCGACCCTACCGCCATTCGAGTGCTTGCAGTAGACCAGTAAAGGTTGATGTTGTCTTGCGCAAGATTGGTGCTAGCGTCGATGAACGGAATCGAGCCTGAAGTTAAAGAAGCAAATCGAGCCGTTCCGACAAGATGGAATGCCGTAGCAGGAGATGAAGTACCAATACCAAGGCGGTTATTTGCTTCGTCATACGCAGACGTTCCGAGGTAAATTTTCCCCTTGGTGGCGTTGTTAGTAGAAGAGAGCGTCAATGCTTCACCCGATGCCGTACCCCCAATCACACCCTGACCACCCGCTTTACCCGTGGAAAGATTAACGGTGATCGTGCTTGAGGTATTGGTCAAACCAGTGCTGAAAGTATATGAGGCCGCCGGAGGAATGTCAGACAAAAACGCAAGTGTTCCAGAAGAGTCCTGAAGAGTATATCTGCGATTTCCGGTTGCAGAACTTGCAAAAATCCTTTGGTATCCATCACTCTTAGTCCACGCAAATTCACTGTTATCGTCCGCAAAAATTCTAACACCGCTTGCAGGGCCAGACGGAGTGATAGACTGACGTGGAATTTCGACAAGCCCGGTTCCAGCCGTTCCGGTAAGTTGAACATTTAATCCACGAATCGCTCCACCCACAACAATTTCATTTGTTACATTAAAATTACCATCACCCCAGGAAGCGGTCGTAATTCCAGAAGTATCAGCAAGTGTTCTATTTGCAAAGTCTGCCGAAAGTGTTGCGGACGAATCGTTTAAGGTAATGTTTTGCCAATCAAAAATAACGGTGCTAAATGAGTCCAATAAATATCTATTGTCAATATCAATTGATTTTTGATTATAAGGATCAAAAATTGTGCCGTCGGTTAAATTAAACCTTAAAACACTGGTTGAGTAAATGTTGTCAGCCCACACCTTGTCCCACGAAAGGTTATTGTTCCCGAGAGAAAAAGTGGAGGTGGCGTTTGGCACAAGATGAGCGTTTATCTCTGTCGGACTAGACAGGTTTGAAAGATAAGTGTTTGCAGGAGTGTAACCAATCGCATCCTGTTTTGCGTTGAAGGTCGCCCAATCAATCGCAGACAAAAACCCGTCTTGGGTAGAAGACGATTGCTTCACCTGAATGGTGGTGCCCGTTCCAATGACCGCCCCCAATCCGTTTCCGATTGTAAGAACGGATGAAGTTGATTCGGTCAGGTTTCCGAAGGTCAGTGCGTTTTGCTTTCCGTTGAATACCGACCAATCCGAATTCAGCAAGTATCCGCTCTGAGTTGCGTTCGCTTGTTGAATGCTGAATTGTCCAGTGCTCGAATTATAGGAAAGAGGAGTGAGGGCAGAAAGAACACCACGGGCCAATGCACTCGTGAAGTAAAGATTGGTCGATCCTTGAGAGATGTTGTCAGTATTGAGAACCACCGCTCCGGTCAAACCATTGACTGAAGTTACGGATTCATAGTTTGCAATTTTATCCCAATAAGATCCGTTGAAGATAATCCAGTCACCAACCGACCAAGACCCAATTCCATCAATGACGGTGTTTCCGGCTATGCTTACCTTGTAGTAATCGCCGTTTGTCCCGACTCCGCTGACAATGATCGGGGTATTGGTGGAGGCATTCCACAATCCAAGGAAATTAAGACCACCGATGATTCCAGATGGGATGTATCCAACGGGAATGTGATTGGTGCTATCAAGGGGAGCGTATCCGTTGGCAACTCCCTTGTTCGCCAAGTTCTCTGGAGTAAACCCAAGAGCCACTTGTTTGGCGTTGAAAACCGCCCAATCAACCGATGAAAGATATCCGTTTGAAGATGGCCCCGATTGAAGGATTGAAATGTTGTTTGCGGTAACAACGATCGGAGGAGTCCCGGTCATCCCAAGACCGGAATCAATCCACTCGGTGTCGTAATTGGTGCCCGATGCTTTGGCAAGAATCTGTCCGGCTGACCCACCTGGGGGCACACCTTCCCCAACCGCACCTTGAACCCCAGTATCTTGAATGATGATGATTTCAGGATCGGAATTTAAAACGATGATTTGATTTTGGCTCATGATGTTACCTCCGGCGATACAAAGACCGCGCCCTGAATCAGTCGTCTTACTTCTGATCCAGTATTGAGAAAAATATCCCAAGTGTAATTGGTGGTGTTGTTTTGAAAATCGACTGCCGGATTAACTGGAATGGAAGCAGTCTGAGCAGAGGTCAATGAAATACTAAATTGACCGACTGTTGCAGGAACGGTTTGATTAGCGATAACAATAGTAAAAGATTGAGTGATAGTAGGATCACTATACGAACGGCGAATCTGCGCATTTAAAGTCATTCCAGTAAGATTGATGGCGGTACCAGTGGAATCTTTATACTGCATGGTTCGGGTAAATGTCGCTCCCTGTTCAATCAAAAGATCATAAATTCCTGCGCTCATTTATTTGACCCCACCATTCCTACATTGTAACAGTTCTTCTTGGATTTTAAAAACATAGCCAGAATAGTCTTTGAAAGTATTCAAGTCCATGCAATGTGCATTTTTAAAGTCCGGATCTGAGACGCGAAATTCTTTCGCAATAGACGGATCTTTGATCCGATTGCACAAAAAAACAGAGTTTAAAGGCTCGGCCTCATCATAGAAAAAAGTGCAGACCCATCCGTCCGGCTGATCGGGCAAGCTCGCGCATCCATTAATAACGACTAAGCTAAGGAATGTTAGTAGTGATTTCCTTATTCGCAATTTGCGCCTCTTCTTTGGTTTTGGCAATCTTGGCTTGTTCGATGGCCTTTGCTTCATTTGAAGCCCGGGACCGCTCTTTTGCAAGCTCAATTTCTTTAATCAAAGACCCGATTACTGAGAAGATTTTGGGAAGCGCAACGATAACTTGAAGGATTAAACTCAGGCTCATTTCTTGATCGCTCCGACGAGCTTCACGATCTCAGGGATAGCAAATGCTACGATCTCAAGTCCTTCAGCCAGTGTAATAGCTTTAAGGTCTGAAGGCACTTTGTCGATTTCATTATACGCAAGAATGATCTTTTTCTTGAGTTCTTCATTCGCTTGAATCTTAACGATAATATCCGCAATGTCGGACGCTTGAACCCCATCTTTAAATTCCTCTGCCAAAAGTCCTGCAATCGCTAAAAGTCCGACCAGTACGTCCTTAGTGTTCTGCATCCTATCCTTCTTTCTTATCGCTTAAAAATCGACCCTCAAGCCTTGAGAGTGACCGCTCAATATAGGATAGCTTGTCCATGATCTTGGAGTCCAGAGCATCATGCTTTTCATCGAGCTTTTGAATGCGAATCGACATTTCTTTGGCCTTATCCTGCACCGCAATAAGTTTGCCTTCGAGCCTCACAAGCCAGATGATCCCACCGACTGCGCTTAGTACTACAGTTGAAAGTTCAAGTGAAAAGCTCATGTCATCCTCCGATCATTGCCTTGATTTCATCATCTGTGAGACCAAGTGCTTTAAGTTTTGCCGAGGCGGTTTCAAGGCGAGATTGACGGGCTACGCGCTCGGCTTCTCTTTTTTGATCTGCAAGTTTTTGAGCTTCAATGATGGCGTTTTTTGCGTCTTCATGTTCTTTTTGCTCTTTGGCAAATTTTTCTTTTTGCTCGATAATTGCTTGCTCTTCGGCCTTTTTTGCAAGGTAAACAGGATCATCTCCTGAAACCCATTTTTCACCATCAAACTTGTATGCTTTGCCTTCTTTTAGCTTTTTTGATGGCAGTTCTACAGTAACCACGTTTTCAGGCGTTAAAAATTCTGGCTCGCCTTCAATGTGCGACATTGGGTTTTTTTGGCAGATATGAGTTCCAACAATGAATCCGTCTTGATTGATAATATATGATTCCATATTTTCCTCAGAATTTGATGATATAATTCAATGAAATGTTGGCAGGTTGAGTTTCGGTTCCGACTCCGTTTGTTGCGATGATTGTTCCCGAATAATCCGTATCAACATAATATGCTCCAGATCTGTTCGATCCGCTATCTGCATTAGCTGGCCCACTTGTTCCAGAAACTCTGTGTCTGTGATTTCCTCCTCCGTGATCGTGAGCAGGAAATTGGTCATTCTGACGGAAGGCATAGGCTCCGGTATATGTGACCGATCCAATCGTCTGAGTTCCTACGCCTCGAACAAAAATACCCCGTGTGTTGGGAAGATTAAAGCTTCCCCCTGATCCACCGAAGGAATACCCAATTATGCTAAAAAGCCGTGCATAAGTAGTTGTCGATAGAGATGATCCATCACAGTATAAAAAACCGAGCGGAGCAGATCCAGGATTTCCGGCATACATTTGAACCGATCCTACCGGAGTCGCAAGGTTGGTATAACTGACCCAGTATGAAAGATTGGTTAAGGCGTTGCCCGTGTTGTTGTCAGCCAATGAAACGTAGATATTTCCGTATCCATCTTGTGCCAAACCTCCCACATAGTATGTGGTTGATGAGTTCCATTCAGGTACACCCGATTGAAACAGGTATGCGAGCTGATAGAATGCCACATAATGAAGCGAGTTCATGTCTTCGATCGCAGGGGAGTTACCACCGAGAACGGCACTAAACCATCCTCCGTCCCAGTTTCCGAGTGCTTGCATGACCGCAGGATCGGTTGTGGTTGTTGGGCTTCCTGCCGCGAGTGATCCGAATTTACCGATCTCTCCGGCATTAGCCGCTGATCCGAATAGTTTCTGATAAACTCTGCTTAATCTTGCCATTCTATCGTCTCCTCAAGGCACAACAATGGCGAAGGTGTAATCCAGCCATGTCCATGTTGTATTGTAATTTCCGTAAGTATTAAACCCGTTTACATTGTAACCACTAAAATATTTCCAGTAAGGTCCATTCACAGGTACGTTATCAAAATTCCCTGAAAGGATATTCTGATAATACTCTCCCCCATATTGAACCACCTGACCGATTGCGTAAGTAATCGTATTACTCCAAATAGGAAAAGCCGTGATCTCATAGCTGATCATGCCAAAAAATTGATTCACATTTGGAGCGTAGATAACCGATCCAATCCCGACTCCCATCGGTTTCGGGAGAAGCCCCTGAATCAAGATCATCTCGGCAAGCTGTGCTGATCCGATTGCAGTGCTGAAAAAATATGACATTTGCATATTTTTAAAATCAAAGACTAGAAAGTCTCCAGGGAAGAATACAGAAATCAGTTTTTGAATATCATATAAAGATGAACCGCCGTTGTTTCGGATAATCGCAAACTTGATTAGCTGTCTGAAATCAGAGTCAGATAAAGAAATAGGACCGCTAAAATCAGTACCATACCGAGTGATCCCGACGTATTTCCCGATGATGTCGAGCTGTACGCCTTCAGCCGTATCCAGATTATAAGAATTTTGAACGGCAACAGGAAGTTGATTTACGACCACTTCCTGAGTCAATGCCTCAATCGTCGCATAAGCACGGGCTTTCCCTGCATATTGCTTGATGAGGAGATCGGCATAATACTGTGCAATTTCAAGATCAGTCATCATACCACCGTGATTGTTGATTGCCCGTAATTTCCAAGATCATCCGTTGCCCTGATAACCGCTACAGTCGGAGAGCCTGGAGCCGTATAAACTCCCGTGGAAGGATTTACCGATCCACCACCCGAGAAGACTGACCAGGTATAGGATTGATGCCCACCTACTGCCGTAAGCTGTTGAGTATCACCTACGTTAATCGTTTTAGTCACAGGAGTGACATAGATCGGAAGCAGAATGATATTCGCAGAAGAGACCGCGAATTGATTGTTGAGCGCAGTCGGAGAGAGCGTATTTGTATATGACCCACTGACTGAGAGCGAGAATCCGGCATTTGTTACAAGCGTATTCAAATCAAGTTTCTGAACCAAAGTGGCAAGCTCGTTGATATTCACTTGAGTACCGACCCCGGGAGTCAGGCTCGTAGGAAGGCCAGAAATGATTCTGGAATAAAACGGAGCATTGATCCCATCGAGTGATGAAACATTGAACTTGATGAAAAGGTTTTGAGGAGTCACGACATCCCAGGACACAACAAAGGGAGATCCATCGATCTGGGTAACGGTATAGGATACTGATCCTTTCATACCGCATCCGGCATTTCGCTTGAGATAGATCGCATTTGCAACATCGGCCGCAGATACTGCGCCGCCCACGATGACCCAAATCGAATGAGAAGGAATCCCATTTGCGTCTGTGGTCGGAGTATTGTTCTCGTAAACGTAAGCCGCCGTGATCCCGTTGATATTCTCCAAGGCTCCAATCAAACCCTGAAGGTATCCCTGGGAAGGGAGAGCAACAGACTTTTGCCGCCTGATCTTTAAAGCGGTATCGGTCTCTTCATTCAAACCGAGACTTGTGTAAGTCGTCGGATTGTTGATCGTAGAGACCCCGAGAACGACCGTGATCGGGACGGTAATCGTATTCGGTACGGTAAGAACGGCCCCGACATCCTTTGCGCTGAAGGAATAGGTGTAAACGTCTGCTGTACTAGGATATTGAGTCGTTTGAAGCTGAAACTGATTTCCGGCATTATCGGACACAGTGAAGGGAGAATCAGGATAAAGATCAAGCCCCTTCAGCGTACATGCTTGAGTCGTAATGATATTGATATTCGTGACGGTCTTAGTTCCTGCAAGCCGTTGAATCCCGTTGTATGCTACGCGCTGATCAAGAGTTCTTCCTAATGCGTAATCAGGATCAAAATTATTATTTACCTGGGTGATCAGATCAAGATTGTCAGAAATGGCCTGAGCAAAAATCCCGATCATCTGCCCGTCTGGAGAATCTGAATCAAGATTGATATCTGATCCGTAAATTGTTTTGAAAGCAGTTACCAGATCCGAGTAAATATCCTGATAAGTCTTTGTAGTCAGCCCCGTGGCTGTGATTTCATTCGTTGCCATTTAAATCCTCACCACCGTTGAATAGCTTACTCGCTCAGTGTAGACGGTATTGATCGAATATTGAAGTGTGATTTTCCGATTCGAGTCGATTGAAAAAGAAGAATCCACGATTCCCGTAACCCCGGGAGTATTCAAAATGACCGCATTGACATCGAGCTGAATCTGAAGTTTGTTCTTGCTCCCGAGCCGATTGAACCAGTCGATCCCTGCCGAAATATCAAAAAAGCAATCCCCGAGGAAAGACTGAAGCCTAGTCTTTACGTTTTGAGCTATTGCGTCATTCGCGCTTAGGTAATCATTCCGACCCTTACCGAATAGCCAATCATTCTCTATGTCAATTTTTCGCACAATCATTCAAGTAAGGCTCCCAGATTGGATGATAAACTAGAAATAGCGGATGATAAAGCAGTAGCGGCAGGGCCGAGGGTAGGCTCGACAGCGGCGGTACTTGTGGCCGTGGCAAAGGTATTGAGAGCATTAGAAAGCCCGACGAGCAGATTCTTTAAATTCTGGGCATCATTTTTGATTGAAATCTTTTCAGCACCTATCGTCACCTTGGCTTTATCGTTTTGAATTACGATCCGATCACTGTCGTAATTTGCCACAGCATTTTTTGCGTGTCTGATCCCGACGAGTGCAATCGCATCCGCAATGTTGTGCGTCCTGGCTGTGGTAGGCTCCTGATTCACTTGTCCAGATGCCCACCATACGTCCATGTCTCGATCATTGAACATGAGAATACAGGTATCGCCCTGCTTGATCGGCATGGTGATATGCCCGGTCCCACCCGTCAGCATTACGACCGGGCAAGATACTGCCATTGGGTAATCCTTTAAGACCGGATAGTAATTTGATGTTTGTGAATCCCTTGTGAAATAAACCTGCTTATAATTGAAAGTGACATCGGCGGTCTGCTTGTCAGGATTAAAAACCTGAATCGTTCCAATCGCGTGACAATTTAATTCCAGAAAAATAGTTCTTTTTAATTCTAATAAATTGTCAATCAATTCAGGAGTATGGCGAATTATTGGATTTAAATTTATCATAAATCTTTATAAATCCCTGCGTACATTGTTAGAGTAGTCACAGCCGGAGCGTTAACCGTTGGGCTGATCGTCCCCCGATGCGTGATGTCATAAATCTTGTAGTAAGAATTCATCGCGTAGTAATACCGTTTTTTATTAACAGATGCCGCCAAGATTTGTTGTGATCCTGTGGTACTTCTTAAAAATACTCTTTGTCCTACCAAGAATCGAGGCTCAAAAACTAAATCAACACTTACCCGATCTGAATTGATTACAGGAGTCCCTAGGAGTCCTGTAGAAGAATTTATTTCTTGCACAATCGGGGGGATGGTTTCGCCTTCTCCGATCACATTCACAATATTATTATCAATGAAGCATCCATTATTGCCTAAAAACTGCCTAAGAATGTCCCCCGTATTTCCGTTCAATTGAATTTGTCTTTGCAATGGTTGAGTATTGGCAAAAATGCTTTCTGAGATTTTTCCAATTTGAACGACATTATTTTGACCCCCTGCGTTTACAAGGTCATTTAAAAGAGACGTAATGATCTGTTTGTACGTTGTACCGATCCCGAATGTGTGGTTTGACTCGGCTATCGCCCAGGCGAACCCTCCATCGAATCCTGTGATCTGGGTGACGAAATTGGTGCCTTCTCGCACAGAGAAAGCGTTTCCGACATATCCGGCAAAGATCAAGGACATCTGATCGCCTTCATATCCTGCCTTTAAGAACATTTTTCTTCGCTTTAACGGATCGGAATAATCTACTCGAATCAGGTTTCGAGTTTCTTCATTCAGATTGTAGACCTTGATCGTAGCGTCTTGTTTTGATGTTTTATAAACTCTGACGATATTAAATTCGATGCTGAAAGGCAGTTTGATAACTTTGTATTTTTCAACATCATTCCCCGTATCAAGCTGAATCTTTAATTCATATATTCGATTACGCTTCTCCACGAGTCACCTTCAAATAATACTGGGTTTCAGTCTTATCGAGGAAATACATAGTGCAAAAACCCGATACAAAATCTTGCTGATTTTGAGGCTCCTGATTGTTTATCGTCGTGACGCAAATACCAAAAGGAAGCTGATTAATATATTGATGAAGCATATTCGGGCTGACGCAGATTCTTACTCCATCAAGAATGAATTCTCCGTATTGAAGACTCGTGATGAACCAACCGAGTTGCATTGGTTTGAATTCTATTTCAATCGTGACGATGCTTCCATCATAGAGAACGAATCTCTGTTTCTGCCTTGCGTCTGCTGTGATCTGTTGAATCTGATACATTATTTTACCATCCCTGAAATAACTGAGGATTGACTGACTGGAGCGGCCGGAGGAGTCGAGATCCCAAGATCCGCGCCCGTTGAAGACCCAGCAGAGAGGCGGCCTGTAGTATTTATTGATTTAATAACGGTGACTGCGTATTCAGTTGATGCGAATTGCATTTTCTTGAATGTAATTTCAATGTCCGTGATCATTCGGCTATCTTGATTTTGAATGAATCGAAGAGTCTTGATCGCCATGTTGGTCTGCTTGTTCCACGGCGTCTGCACAGTCATCAAGGTACGATTAACATAATACCCGTAGAGTTTATTGAATGCCTGTTGCTGTTTGTTCTGAACATTCACCTGTCCAGATGCCCAGTCGAATGTCTTCACGGATTGATATGTGTTTTGGATGTTCGCGGCAATCTGGAAGGCTTGCGCCGCTTGATTATAGGCTAAAAGCGCGTATGCGGATACTTCAGGAGTATAGGCAGAAAGCGCGTAAAATCTTGATAATACCTGAGCCTGGGCAATTTGAAGAGGTTTATTCGGAGCAATGTCATTTAGCTCACCAATAAATCCTTGAACAGTCACCTCAAGTGGTTTCTGCGCGATATGATCCTGAATTGCATAGTTCGCCTCTACATAATGATCCGTGATATCGGATTCAATACTGATTGAGTTTTCTGCTTCGTAGTGAAACAAGAAAGCATCATCCGAGAATGGAGGGATTGGAGTCCCGGGCACTGCATACGCTTGCTGTGATTCGTATCGGTTATTCTGATTGCTCGGAGTAATCAGAACGACATTACCGAGCGCGTTCGCCCCTGCTGTAATGTTCCCAAGTGCCGGAAGGTTTGTTGATTGGTATGCCATCATTTACCTCTCAAACTTTGTATCGCGCTTTGTGTTGACCTATGCACTTCTGATCCGTGAGCGCGTGACGTTTCTTTCGGATCATTTGATCCGTAGATATTTGTGTTGTTTGTTTGATTGATTACATTAGCCCCGGCCCCTGCTGGCACTGGAGCAACATTACCCATCATTAACTCTTTAAAACTTGGAAAATTCCCAGACAAAAGACCCCTTGTGAATTTATTCGCAAATATGTCTTTTGTTTTTTCATTTTGGTAGATGTTTTCTTTTCCCTCTTTGTATTTCTCAAATTCACTGATTAGAAAAACCAATCCTGTAACGACAGCCGAAAGAGGATTGAGATAAGCCGCCATCCCTGCAAGCGCAAGTCCGAAGGCTTTGATAAAATCTAGCAATGGACCGCCTTGACCAGACTTGAATGATCTAATGATCCTAAGAAGGCCTTTCATTGCCAATTCAATATCTTTTATAGCTGGCAAAACGATTTCTGTCGCAAAGTCTGCTCCCACGCCTTTAGTAAAAGAATCTTTGAGATTTGCAAATTCGACGCCAATTTGTCTAAGTTGTTTTTGTCTTCCTGGGGAGATGATCTGCCCAAAAAGTTTATCCATGTTTTTATTATTTTCTCGAAGAAATGGAATCAGCGCATCGCCGCCTAAAAAACTTCTCAATACTTCATTTGCGTACTCTACTTCACCAGGATATTTTTTTGTGAATTCTTCTAATTTCTTCATGGCATAGAAAATGCCATTTTTTCCGGTCGCTTTATTTACGTCGAAATCAACTACTGTTTGAAGTCTTTTCAATCCTTCTGGGGGATTGCCTTGCGCCATTTGTGCAAGAACTTTTTTCAGGTTATAGAATGAGGCGGTCGTTTCTTCGGCGGTCGATCCTGACTGTCGAGTCGCGTTGATCCAAGATTGTAATTGTTGGCTTGAATCTCCTGTCAAAAGAGAAAAGTTTACTAGGCTTTTCCCCATGTCAGCCTCGGCAGAACTAATCTGCTGAAGCGCATAAAGTAGACCAAGAAATTCAAGCCGAAGAGAATTAACCAATCCCCCCGTTTTTTGGAGATTCGATCCAACAGCGGTCAATCCCTTGATTGTGACATCGGCACCCTTTAGGCCGATCTCGACAAGTAATTCACCGATCTTCACGGTTCACCTCGTAAAATGCGGATTCGTATTTGTTTACAAAAGTCTCGTAATGCATTGCCTGGATTACTTCTCTCGCAGTCATTTCCATAACCTCTCTTAGTGTGCCATATCCGGCCTTCACTAAGCGAAAGAAAATAATCAGATCATCATCATCGGCCCTTATGCGAGGCTTTGCTTTACCTTCTCCAACACTGGAGAGAACTTCGCATAAAGGCTTTTCGTAAAAGGCATGATGTTTTCTTTCGCAATCAAATAGCAAACTTCAAAGTAATCGGCCCGGGCTTCGACCGCTTCAAAGGTACTTTCATCAATCCGGCTCCCGTTATAGGTCGCTCGACGAGCGCAGATCATGAGAGCCGATTCTACTTTTTTAGAGCCTAAGAAAGTGCAGACAAGATCCTTTAAAAGATTAACATCAATTTCAGTGTCTGCATCCACCTTCAAAGCTTTTGCCTCCTCCAGAATCGCCTGGAGGAGGGCACGAGCTTCGGCAAAAGAGGCCGGGCTGATTTTTAATTCCGCTCCGCTCTGAAGAATCATGTAATGGCTCTCGGAGCATTAGAGAATTTCATGGTGTAAACCGATACAGACTGATCAGTGTCACCTTCGACGTTTACCTTAGCTTCCACTTGCTTAGTAAATACGCCACCAGAAAGGATATAAATGTCACTGCTAATCGTTCCATCGCCCTTTCCGATCTTCTTTACAAGCTCGCCAATCATTAGCGCGAATCCTGCAAAGTTTGATTGCTGATTCACGAGAAGCCCGTTCATGAATTTATCATCCGCAGATCCGCGAATCAGTCGGAGTACAAGTTCTGATTGCTTTCCTGATTCATTGAGACCGTAGATTGAATTTCCATTCTTCCCGGTCTTCACTTGCGCGATTTCGTTAGGGAAGGTCAAAACTGCGATATCCCCATCCGCGAGATCCGCAAGGATTCGGTTGTTGATGGTGATCGTGTCTGCTCCCGATAGTGCTACTGTAGCCATTTTCTTTTCTCCTATGCGTTAACTGATACAATTACGTTTGAGCTGTGAATCGCGCCTGCCGCTTTGATCGCGATTTGAACGAGTGGAGCCTGACGAGCGGCTCTGTTCACTGGGTTCTGCTGTGCTACTGGCGCACTGAAGATGTAATATCCGCGCTGTGCGACGTTCGCAATCAAGTCAGCCTGATTCCCGAAGAAAGTAGTCGAAGTCCATGAGCCAGGAGCAGAGTATTGATTGGTCACAGCTTGCTCGCAAACTTGACGGTAAGCACCTTTAAGGATGCTCATTCCGTTTTCAGTTTGTGGCACCTTAGTACCTACCTGAGCAAGCGCGTTGAATCCTGCCACTTGAAGGGCACCGACGAGCCACTGAAGATTGTAAACATCATCAAAGAAGCTGTTTGCGCCTGAGCAGAATACTTTTGAGACGCCTTGAATTGAGATGTAAACATCTGCTCCGGCAAGCTCGCACTTGTTGAGCAAAGTTTGATTCATGCTCGGATCTGGCTGAATGGTAGCGAGATCCTTTAAGTGCATGGTCAAAGTAGTGTTTGAACCATTGAAATCTACAGAAAGACCGCGAGAAGCGTAAGCGGCCATCATCTGAAGTGCTTCGCTTACCGCAGTCGCAGAAGATACGCCTGGAGTTATTACCTTTTGAGTAATTACAACATTCTGAGAAGCAGAATTTGTCAGGGTATTTGATACGATTGTGATTGGGAAAGCCGGGCCATCTACTCCAGCAAAGTAGAATGTGAAGCCATTTGCGTAGGTGCCAGACACAACGACTGAAGAAAGCCCAACAAAGGTTCTGAAAATGGTTTGAATCCCTGCCGCATCAGTGGTGTAAGCAAGCGAGCCAGTGTCATCACCATTATATCCAAGAGTATAACTTCCTGCTGTTGGGACTGAAGAGAAGGTCAAAGACTGTGTTTCGATAATAGCCTGAGATCCGTAGAACAAGCCCCGGGATTGAGTATATCCACCAGTACGGAGCTTATCGAGCAATCCACCAGATTCTACAGAGGCTGAATCATTAGATACGAATAAAGCAATTTTGTTCAAGGTCTGGATCAATGCCGCCGCCGCGAGCATATCGGCATCAGATACAATCGCCGCAGTCATTACACCGAAATACTGAATTACGTCTTTAGTTGAAAGGATGGTTTCAGCAAGTGTTCCATCAAGCTGAACCACAACAAGGTAACCGCCACCTGCTAGGATGTTTGGTTTTTGAGAGAATACCGCGACCGCCATTTTGTAAGTATTTGAAGAAGTCCCGAAATCGGTCGCGACATCATCAGGAGAGAGATAAAGTTTATAACCGCTCAATCCGAATGAAAGAGCCGCCACCTCATCAGTAAAAAGCGCAAGGTTAGAAGTGTTGTATTCTCCAAGTCCGGCACCTGGCTGAAGTACGCTGATATTGATCACGTTTGAAATACTGATTTGACTCATAGTTTCTCCCTCAATTTGTCACGATTTCGGCATTCTGGAAGGTATCAAAATAATCCGATCCAGTCGTCTTCGTTACTTGATATTGTACGACCACATTCACGTTAAATCTATAGGGGATTGCTGTCCCATCAAGATTTGAAAGATTGTTAAATCCCGTCGAGACCTTCCCGATATGGAAGGAATTAAGTTCCTGCTGTTGCTCTGCATAATTTGAGCTGAGGGACAAAAGAACCTGTTCTTTGAGATCCCGGGCATCCGGTCCCCGGCTCATGCAATCGATCGAGAGAGTGGCCTTCATGTTTACGGATTGGATCTGCTTGCCCGTTGAATAATCAAAATAATTGCTCACCCCGAAAGATTTGCAGTCGATCACTTCAAGAACGACAAAAAGTCCCTCATTGACGGGCATAAATGCCTTTTGATCCCAGAGGAAAACTCTTCCTTGATCAAGTCCCATTTCTTTCTGGATGATATCGCATACTAGGTGGGGAACTGTCCCCACATTCATATTGATCAGCGCAATTCGACCGGAGGCATCGATTGCGCGGATCTGATCGATCCCGAGCTTCGTCCCGGCTGTATAAAGTCCAGTCGAATCAATCGAGCCTCCGGTATTGTTTTTTGAAATCGCCCAAGTAATCGGATCAGTCCCACTTGTAACAGAAAGAGGCTGTTTTGAATTAAAACCTAAGTAGTAAGAATTTGAGATGATTTTCACTTTCTAAAATCCTCAATACATTCAAAAGAGTTATATCCGTATGCTGACCAGTCGTTTTTGTGCATCACTCGGAAAGGCGTTTCTTTATAGATGAAAATATCGTCCGGGTTCAAGGTAAGATCAGGAGTTGCCCATACGCTCATTTGCTTCCACTTGCGCTGACCAGTCGGGCTGATATCAAGATTCTGATGATTCTGGAATTGAACGATCCCCTCGAATTGAATATTCGTGCGAGTTTCCACGACCTCGAAATTGATTGTCTCTTTCTTTACGATCGTGAAAGTCAGATTCTGAAACCAGTCTGAAATAGTGGCTTCCATATTTGGAAGCGTAGGAGTCATTTGATCGAGCGATCTGCTGTTTGCATTAGTGATGAATTTCATTTTTTGCTCACAGTCGCTTCTTTGACTCTAAAATTAATCGAATCCCGAAGCTGTTGAGATTCGACAAGGGTTTGCTTTACCTTCTTATACCTCATATTTGAAGGCTTCCAATTACCGAATCCCCTGGTATCAAAGGCATTCAAGATGATTGCTTTTCCTAATGCTCCGAGCTTCATCAAGATTACTGTAACCGATTGCTCCTTGATGATTTCAAGAATGCCATTTTTGTCCACAGGCAGATTGGCAAGCGCAGGCTTGAATTTCGTTTCAAGCGGCATTCTCAAGAATGATCTTTTCGGGATGCCTCTAGCGATTGACCCGAATTCATGAACGGCACCGATCTCTGCGTTACCGTTTGCGCCTTCTTTACGGGAATTTTTATCCCCTAAAATCCCGATTTGAACCTTGCCCATCGGTTTTTTCAGCGTCTTGATAAAATCTTTAAGTTTTTTATCATCGACGGGAGGCTTCATGGCTTTGTACCGCCAAACTTTGAGAACATATTTCCGATCAGTCTTGGATAAAGGAGGCTGATATATTTCGCGCCGTAGTAGGTTTTCGCGTAATGGGAAAGCATCGGATCTTTTTTGATGAATTCCGGCATATCTTGCCCTTCGGATACTGATCCCACGGATTTGTTAGTGGTCATCCAGGCGAAATTTCCTGCGATCCCTTGAGTCGATGCTCGGAGATCCATCACAAGATAGTGAGCAGTAAGATAAAGATAAGAGATGCTGAATTCAGTCTGAGTATCCCAAAGAGACTCGTTAAAATTCACTGAACATTCATCAAGTGCTTTGCTGATATCGGAGTCCATCACGGTATTGGTGGCGACTCCGTAAGGAAAGTCCCGGGTAAAATGGTTTTTGAAATCTGTCACGGTCGGAACAATATAGGCCATGTTTTACCCCTTTCTTAAAAATGCGCCCCGATCTCATAAGAGACCGAGGCGCGTTAGTGTGTGTGTGCGGAATTATCGGCTGAAGTAGTACAATTCAGCCGGACGGTAAGCCTGAACTCCGGTGAACTGTCCGTACCCTACATTTTGAAACATAAAGTTATCTACAGAGTTCGCCAGGGTATTGGTGTAATCGACTGGGATATCCATGCGGATGGATTCTTCGTCGTAGTTCAAGAGAGCGTAACGGGTAGCACCGAGAGCGTTATAAGCAGTGTCACCGTATGCGCAAGGCAGGATCTTGAAGTTAGGATTACGGCAAATCAATTTGAATGCCTCTTCAAGAACTTGCAATTTGGTCTTGATTGGGAAAGACGCATCGGTAAGAGATGCCAATCCGTTGTAATCACTTTCAGGGATGATGAAGTGAGTTGGGAAAGTGGTACGAGCGCAGTTTGAACGGTACTTCTCAACGATTACAGAGAGAAGGGTGTTCAAGTTAGCCGCACTCAATCCGCTGATTGGAGCAGTGATGGTGGTGGTATCGTTGGTAACTCCGCTCTGGTTCAAAAGACCAAGAACTGAGGTATCGCCAGTCATTCCGAGGAACGCCACTTTCTGAATACCGAGATCCCAGTTACGTTTACGCGCTTTTTCTTTAGCGGTAACCAGATCCCAGTTTCCGGCCTTAGCAGCTTGTTCGAGGTCGAAAATTGACCAACCGATTTGTTTAGCCCAGTTACGAACTTTAACAGTGATCGAGTCAACCCCGGCGTCAGCAGTAGCGAGACGAGAGTTGCTAGAACCCATGTTAAGGATACCAGTACCGAAATCATCGCCGAGTTGGAATGAACGGTAAGTTACCAGGTTAGAAGACCATGCACCTTCGCCTACGCGAACGGGAACGTAATCAGCAGGAGCAATTTCGAAAAACTTTTGCTCAGTGACTTTTTTCATGATCGTGGTCAAAGTAGTGACGTTTACTTCGTACCCGAGGGCGTTTACTTGACGTTGAACTGCATTGGCTACTCGTTCTTCACGAGCATTCAATACAATCGGCTCACCTTGTGAATTCAGAATTTTAGACATTCTTTTTCTCCTATTAGTTAATTAATTAAACCACTGCACCTGGAAGATCGACGATCACTCGGATCAGATCTCCATCTGCTGAAGCCTTATCGAGAGCGCGACCAACAACCATCATGCCAGTGGTGGCAGTGACGATTTTGTTGCTTGCGATAACGATAGCGACCTTAGCGTTTGGCACGATTGCGGCAGATGCAGTCATATAAACAGCAGTTCCGCGAGCAAACGCCACGGTAGCCTTATCACCTGCGCTGAAGGTTTGATTTTTGATGTCGTAAACGATGAAGCCGAAAACATCGTCTGAGTTAAGAGCACATTCAACAACATTTGGAATGCCGCCTGCGACGTTTACGATCTTCACTGCCTGGCCTGGTACGAGACCGCCTGCAGAAGATGAATCAATATCAACTGCGATTAGGTTAGATGGTCCGACTTTGAGATCGACCATCCCTTGAATTGCTTGAAGTGCAAACTGGTTAATATTTAAAGCCATTGTCTTTTCTCCTTAGTTAATTGTTATTAAAACCCTGAACCGTAACGAGATTTTCCACGAGCCACTTTGTCCATTGAAAGATCAATAGTGTCCGAGTTTTTCATCGCAATCGATTCAGCATTTTTCAGGGCATCAAAATGAGCCGCATTTTTCTTCTTATTCTTTTTAAGATGTTCCATCTCTTCGATTTCGTGTTCTGCGAGTTCGAGGGATTTTTTCAATGCTTCAGCGTCTGATTCATCATCATGAAGTGCTTTCTCTTCATGATGTTTTTCTTTTGCTTCGTCATTGTGTTCTGCTTTTTCTTCAGCAGGAGATTCTTTCTTCTCGTGCTCTGAATCGCCTTCGTGCTTCATGCAAAGTTCTTGATAGTGCTTCATAGCATCATGGAGCTTCATCATCTTGCCATTGATCTTCACATGGTGATCCATGTTAGCCATAGGATGATCTTCTTTTTTGTGCATCTCATGCTCATCATGCTCATTGATGATTTGAGAAATGGTTTTCTCTACTCCGCTCTTTGGAAGAACGACTGACATCGTGTCGAATTCTGCGCTATTTTCGACAGTAGTTTTTTTGAAAAAGCTGAACATGGATTTTTTCTCCTTAGTTTTAGAGTTGCTCAGTTTATTGAGATCAATCTCTTTTTGTTGATTGTATTCTTTAAATTGTTCCGGTGTCAAAATAATTGATTCTTCGTATCTAGGATTGGGAACGAGTGCAAGATGTTCGTACTCGCCCTCTTTAACTTCCTTCAGATATTCGACGCCATGCCAGAGTCCGCCGCCCGTGAATGATTTTGGAATGTATGCGTTTGAGAGTTTCCATCCCTGCTCGATAGCTCGATGGCCTTCATCGGATACGACGATGAACTCGGCCCAGTGCTTGCCATCGGTAGGATTATAGAAAGATTTGACCACATATCCGGCGGCTTCTTCTTGTAGCTTGTCCAGGTTTACGTCATCGACATGACGGACATAGACGGGCCGCCCTGCAAAAGATTTGTCCATCTGCTTGATGGTATCTTCGAGAACGAGAATGCGATAAGGCTCGCCGTTGTTTACTTGTTGCTCTTTGTATTCCGCGACGCCTTCGACCATGTGTAGGCCGTAGTAGACTTTTGGAAGAGTTTTAGCGTTTTCAATCTTCATTTCTTTTTGATCCCAACATACCCGTGACCGTAATCAGCGTAAGGATCTCTTTCAGGCTTTTTATATGGGTTTGGAGTTTGAGATTTTGCGAATTTTTCTTTCAGCTTCTTTTGTTCTTCTGGGCTGAGTTCCAGGATCTCGGATGGGTATGGCTTGATCTCGATTTTGTTTTTCTTAGAATCTGATTTAACTGACCCGTATTTTTCTTGCCCGAGAGACAAGCTGAATTGTTCTTTCATTTTCCTACTTCTCCGACTTTTTCTTTTCCCCACATACGACAGGACCAATATCCGGCTGTGGTTTTATCATGTTGAGCATCGCAATGATGACGGGCGCGAAATGATTTTTTATGCTCGGGATCGTCTCGCTTGATCTCCATGTCGGGATCTCCGAATGTTACCTTGATGACGTTTCCCTTTGGATTCTTTACATAGACCGCGAATTTCTTCGGGCCATCTGGCGTACGGAATGGTTTATCAAGCTCGACTTTGCGTCCTTGATATTCAGCATTCTCGGTCGAGCCGTAATTCATAAAGCCCGTTTGAATGTCCAAAGAAGATTCCCTCACGGTATTAGTTTAGTCTTGACTTTAGAATTTAACAATAGGAATTGCGACACATCGACAGTTGTAGTCTCTGCCTGGGTTCTCGCGCCTTCCTTGTGCATCGACTATGGGAGGATCATCCCATGAGAAAGTTTTTCCGTCATTTAGTCCGTGATAATAGCGCACGTTCCCGGGAGTGTGTTGCTTCGGGCTAGTGTCTTTCGGATTGTGTACGCATCGCCAGATATATTCATTGATCCCGGCTTGTTTGTATTGGCTCTGCTCGTAAGTCGTTTGGAGTAGCCTAGTCTCCTGACGCGCAAGAAATGCCGCCTTATTTACGCTTACTCCGTAGGATTTTTTGATGTCTTTTGCAAGAACGTCATATCTTACCCCTGCGAAAGTGCTTGATTCGACTTTCTTCCTAAGATCGACGATCTCCTTATTTAAGAAGTCATTAATCGAAAGCTGAAAGTTTTTCGTATATTCTCGAAGAATGTCTTTCCTTCTCTCAGGAGTGAGGTCGGCACCGACCACAAGTCCATTTGACCGATCCTCCAGGCGTTTGTTTACCCTGATCGTGGTCTGATCAAAGAACTTAGTGACATCGATGCGCTGTGCAATTTCTTCGGGCTTGAAGTCTTTCAGAAAATCTTGCATGGTCTTTGCCACAGTTAAATATTTGTTTTTGGCTAGAGATATTGCAGACCGGATTTCATAGGAAAGATTTGACTGTGGGATCGCCCATCCTCCCGATGAACGATCCCACTTGGCACCAATACGCCGGAACTCCTGGGAGAGTGTGGCGTTAAACTTCCCTTTAAATTTCCCACGGTCATAATAGACTTGTCCAGATTGAATCGCTTTAATTAAATCTTTTGGAGCGTTTTCGATCTTTTCCTTTTGCTTGCCGAGCAGGGACATGAGGGGAGCATAGAATTCCGTCTTCAGGAATTTCTTTAAATACTCCTCGATTTTATCGGCCTCGAATTCGTCAGGCAGGATGGGTTTCAGTAGCATCATTTTCTTGTTTCTCGCCTTGCCACTTAGAAAGTTTGTTTTGGATGGTTCGAACGGAGATGCCCAGGGAGTCTGCGGCATGGGTTCGATTGCCTTGATAAAATTTAAGAGCGGCTAGGATGACTTGCTTTTCTACTTCATCGAGCGTGACGCCTGGTTGCCAGAATAAATCCATTATTTGATCCCCTTAATTGATTTATAAATCGCCATTACTACACCGTACTTTAATTTCCCGTATTGTTTGATGCAGGCTTTTTTAGCTCGCTCCCAGGCTGATTCGTCGATATCGCCCGGGTTCTGGATTTCATTTTCGACCTGTCGAGTAGCGATCTGCATTGCAGGAAGCTTTGCCTGTCCGATTTCTTCTTGATTATCGTCTGGTGATTTCGCTTCGATACCGATTGCTATGAGATCGGAATCGGTCTCCGTTTCGAGATTCACTCCGAGCAGATTGTTTCGATTTACTGCGTCTTTGAATTCTTTATCGGAGATGAGTCCTGATTGTTTCGCTTGTAGGATTCGATTGAATTGAGAATTCTTTACGTTCTCTTCCTGCTCTGCGGAGAGGATGCGAAGCGGTTTGAATGTGATTGAGAGATCGTCAGGGACGAAGTCGAATTCCTTTTTGCAGATCAATTCGAGGATTCTGAGAATGTCGAATTTGATCTTTGCGCGGATCTCGCCTTCCACCATTGAGTTATAGTTTTCGATCGAATCTTGTCCTGATCCGAATCCTGAAGCGGATTCCCCGAAGATTTTGGATAGCGGCATTCTAAGATCAGCGGCGATCTGCATTCTGATCTCTCGCATGGTATCGGCAAGTCCTGCGAAAGAGAGTTGTTTTTGAAGGTAATCGTCTTCGGAGTCGAGCGTAATCGCGTTTTGATAGTTCTTGGCTTGATTGGTGGCCGATACTCGCTGTTGTACTTTTGCCGTTCCGTTCGCGGATGCGAGAGTGGATGCAAGTCCTTTTAGCTTGAAGACATCGATCTTGAATTCGTCGAGAACTTCAAAAGAAAGATCATTCGCTTTCAGGTATTGATTGATGGATCTGACGAGAGGCTCAACGATGGAGACTCCCCATCCGCGCATCCTGGGCCGGATGAATGAAGGAGCGATAATCCCTCGGAGCTTCATGACCCGGGATTTGTGGAGCTTGATCCCGTAATAACTGTAATGAGTGAATTGATGTTCTTGAAGCTGTGGATTAAATCCCTCGATATTTTGAAGATCCCAGAAAAGCTCCCAGAGATCGACCGCTCGGAATTCGAGCTTTGAATCACTTTTGATTGCTTCGACATCGAGTTCTGTGGATGGATCTTGATCAGTGATGATGACGATCCCGGCTCCACCGTATAGGCGATTCCATTTTGAAGCCATTCCGATCACATTATTTAAAATGTCTTCGCGCTCAATTACGACTTGTAGTTGCTCGATTTGTTCGGGGGAGAGTTGCTTTGATTTAATATCGACGCCGCCCCGGAGTGCATCATCGACGGGTACACCGACAACAGCTTGAACTAGGCCATGTTCAATATAGAGTTCGGAGAGAACTTGCCTCATGTTCGAGAGCAGGTACCATCGATTGGAGATGAAAAGGGTATCGAGCTGAGAAAGCTGAGTGCCTGGAGATCCTGGATTAAATCCCATGATCGCGTCAGAATAGCCGTTTTCTACTTTTTGAGTATTTTCGATTTTCCGTGGTCTGCCTCTAGGTCGTTTTTCCATGTGTGAATCCCTTTCACTGAATTAAATCAGAGAACATCGAAAATAGATACTCCCCCTGATTGAATCATCGGAGCGAGCGCGTAACGCAAGGCATCAAAGCCGTGATTATAAGCATCGACGATATCGGGGAGGACATCGCCGGAGAGTCGATCGGTTTTGTAGGAGTAATTTTTTGCCTCTTCGATCATCTCGCGGTTTTCGGGATGGATTACGATTCTTTTAAAATTCTTTAGGTATTCGATCCCGTCTTGAACGGAGCCTTGCCACTTTGGAGCGGATTCGCATCGGAAGCCCCGGCGTACCATGTGGGAGATGGTTTCGGGACGGGCAGAATCGGCCCGGATGATGTGATCTTTCGCCCCATCGATTTGGGAGAACATCCCAGGGAGATGATCGAGTTCGGTGGCATAGCCAAAGATCGCGTTCCGGATCAGGAGTTCGTTTTCGGATGGATTGATATAAGCACGGAGGATGACGGTCGGATCATTTGAGAATCCCCAATCGGCTCCGAAGTAAGGTCCGGTGAAATGGGATTCAGGCTCGAATTCTTGAACGGTCCATTTATTTTTAAATATTTGCGCGTCTGAATGAGTTCGGCACTTGCCGCCCCAGATATGATCGGCAAGGTCTGGGTTTACGGAGTAGAGGCGGTCTTTTTCGGTCTTTAGGACATCGGGAAACCATGGGTTATCCTGCCAGTTAATTTTCAGCGTGACTGAATCGTCCCGGGATTTTGGAGATCCGTCAGCGTTCACGAACATAGAATAGACAGGATCGTCCTGGGAGTCTGGATTGAAGGATACAAAGATTTCGGAGTTAGGTTCGCGGATGGTCGGGATCAAGATGTCCCAGGATTCCTGGGAGATGGTTTGGGCTTCTTCGATCCAGAGATGGGTAAGCCCCGTCATGGATTTGATCGACTGCGTATTCATCCTGACGCCTTTAAAGATGAACTCCGTCCCATTTGATCCTGTGATCGAGGATTTCGTGACTTCGTAGTGATAGTCCAGGCCGTGGCGATCGATTTCTTGCTTCAGCAATAGGTGAACGGATTCGGTGATTGAGTTCTGAAATTCCCGAGCGCAGAGAACTCGGATTTTTTTTTGAACCCCTAAGATCAAAAGAAGGTTTGCGATGGTGTATGATTTGGATGAGCCTCGGCCACCATAGAGAACTTTATACCGTTTTGATTGGAGCAGGGATTTCGTGTATTTCGGCAGTTGTAACTTCATTATGTTGCTCCGGCGTTAATTCAATTACTGATTTGCTATCGATTAGTTCGATGCTGATCTTTTTATGTTTTAACTCATCGTCATCGAGTTTTAGCTCAGTTGGGTTAACTCGTGGGTGAATGTACGGCATGGCCATGTTGTAGACGATAGCGGCTTCCTTCAAGATCGGAAGGCGATGATCGGAGTTTTCTGGTTTCGCGGCTTCGCGCTCGAATTCGGCGGCGATTTCGAGGAGTGCTTCGAGTGGGGTTCGCTTGCCAGATCGGATGATTTGTTGCGCGATTTTGATCGTCCGAATGTTTTTAGTGCCTTTTTTTCTGCCGCCCATTTTTTGAGTTTCTCAAATTTCTATTGTTTTTGTGTATAGTGTAATTTTTTCATACTTTTACACATTATGTAAACTGGCAACCATGTAATTTTTACATGGCGTCAAGTATTATGTAAACTGTCGAGCTGTTGCGCTACGTCATCGGCAGATTTCGCCATGAAAGCCAGACCGCCCCGGGAGTTGATCTCGGCAAGAAAGGCGCGTTGATCGGGGGATAGAGTGCCTCGCTTTGATTTTAGCTCGATTGCGAGCATTCTGCCGCCTGGGAGGATGCCTAAGATGTCGGCAGTGCCTTTGATACGGAAAGGGTTTGAGGATCGCATGAAGGAGCCACGGGCGGCGTTGTAGATGCCGACGCTATCGTTGATCCAGAAAAAGATTCCCCGGCGTTTGAGTTCTGCGCAGACTTCGTTTCGGACTAGGGTTTCGGGAGTCATTGGAGATGGTCAGCAATCGGCTTTGCCTGGCTCTCAATAAATTCCTGAGTCGTGGGATGGGTGAGGAGTAGGGCACGAGTAAGCTCGCTCAGACTGCCTTTGGTGAACTTTCGGGCCATTCTTTTAAATGTGGCCTTTTCTGAGGCCGTGAATCTCACGACGATCGTATCGGTCTTTCTTAACTTTTTAGGTTTCATGGGAATAATGTAATACAACAAAAATCGATAGTCAATATTTGCATTGTTGACAGAAGTTTTTTTGTCAGGTGTGAAAGAAAGAATGCAATAATGAAGAAACTATTCTTATAAGTATATAATATCATTAATTATTTATTTATTTAATTCATTCACAGGGGGGTAAACCCTTTTCTCTTCTTCTTTTCTCCGATTAAACTGATAAGGTCTAAAAACAATAAATTCACGGGAAGGGTGTACCCCCCCGTGAATTAATTAATTAATTCCTTATTTAATGATTTCAATAACTTAGGCTGTGAATTTATTAATTATTTCACAGTGAAAGAATTGATTCACTCACTGTGACCAGGCTTGATCTGATAATAGACTTTTGGTCTGCCTGGGCCGGACTGAGAGACTTCAATGGCTTGAATCTGTCCGGTTTCAACCAAACTGTTGATTGCTTGATTGTAGACCCGTTCATCGACGCGCTGAAATTTGCGCTTCAATTGGGATTTGGTAATCATCCCCTGAATGCGAATGAAATTCAAGATTTTAATGATTTCACTTTCTAGGGTACTTTCCGCATGGGCTTCCATGAAAAGGGGTGCCGCATTGTGCCATTGGATCTCAATGACTTCCTTTGCCCATAGAAAGGAATCGACTCCGATCTCATCTTGCCCGATTGCTAGGGAATCCAGGAGCGCAAGTTTTGCAGAAAGCTCCGCGAAACGAGCAATGAAGGCCGATTCAAAGGATTCCGGATCTCGGCTCTTTTTGTTGTGACATTCCTCCTCAAACTGAAACCAAAGTTCCATTGCTTCAGGATTGAATGGGACAATCTTATGTTTGTATTTCTTTCCTTCTGGATACGGATTATAAGTCGGATCTTTTTCTTTTGAGCAATCAATCAGGATGTTTGATTGCCAATTTTTATCAACTTCTTTCTCTACATTGCAAAACTGTTCGACTGTAGTTTTCAGATTCTGAATGAATTTAGGCAGTGCGCTTGTATCCTGTCGGCCTTTATATTCTCCGACTTCATGTTGGAAAAAGAGAAGCATTCTGGGCAAAAGTCCTTTTGCGGCCACTTCTCGATTGATTGAGGATCTGAACCCTTTCGGAGTCGTTGATCCAAGAATCGAGATGTGCGGATTATAAACCGCCCCGAAGCGATCACCATTTGCGACTGAAGTCTGTCCGACATATCTGCTTGAACCCTTACTGAAAAGCTCAGAAAGAAGCTCGACCATCTGGGATGCGTATGATTCTTTCGATCCCATTGCTGAAAGAATGGTCGAGCATTCATCGATCAGATCAAGCCGTTCCTGTTTTTTCGGAAGATCCATAATGATCGAAGTGCCTGATTTATAATTGCCTGATCCGATTAAATTCATCTCTGACAGGATTTCATTCAAAATGGTCTGAGGAGTATCTTTACCGAAGCCAGAATATCCAAGATTGATGACGTATGTGTTGGGACAAGTCTTGAGTCCTCGGCATTCGGTGGCAAATCGGTTTGATGCCAGAATCGACATCAAAGATATTGCACCCCCTAGCGCGAGCGCGTCTTGTTTCCCTGCGGATCGAAGCTCGCAAGCATGATAAAAATCAAGGAGTAATCCCCTAGGCTTTGGATATGGCTTGAATTCAAATCCTTTCGGCTTGATGAAATCGGATTCGGCAACAAGGATGGTAGGAGTCTTTTGATTTTCTCCAAGAGTTTTCGTGACTGATTGAACCATCCTGAAAGCCGCTTTCCTTGCCTGATCTTCAGTTCTTGCTCGATATTGCTCCGTCTGATCGGTGAAAAGTGGAGGATTGTGAGAATCCCGATCGTATTCATAAATCTCATTTGAGATCGTTTCTTTGTCTTTGCCCTTCTTGTGTGCGGCAGTGATCATTGAAACGAGTTTGTTATTCCGTCCCACTTGTACGGGTTCACTCACTTTGATCTGATTTGCCTTTAAAGATTCGATGAAATTGGGATCAAGCTCGGGGAGATCATCCCGGTTAAAGTCTTCAAGCGTATCCGGGGTAAGCCACTGATAGGCCATGCCTTCGGGATGAATCGAAGGAGGGAGCAATACCTGAGAGCCGTTTGAAAAAATTTCGATTCCGAGATCATGCTTTTTTAAAGATTGGATTTTGTCATTGTATCGAAAGAATCTGACTTCTCCCTTTTTCCCTTTTCTGCGGATTGGGGAAGGAGGGCAGAGAGAGAGCGCGGAGTCTTTGTCGATATCAACAGCGATGATGCCAGAGGCTCGACCGCAAGCAAGGCCGACATTGAATTGGCCTTTTTCCCATGAATCAATTTCTGCATCCGTGGGGAGAGTTTCGCAGTACCTTGACCATTTGCTGATTGCAGGTTTTTTCTCTTTAAATTGGATAGGGATGACGGAAAGGCCATTTTCGAAGTAGCGTCTGAACATTGATGTAAATCCTCCCGGTGCAAAAAAAAACCCTCCACGAGTTTTTCTGATAATCGCTAAAAGATCAGGTTCGTGGAGGGTAGCAGTTCTTGCCCAAAGGAGAGCAGGAAGCATTTTAAAAAATCTTGTTGTTTTTAACCTGAATCTTTTAGCCTGTCCAGTAGATACCGAATGGGTATCAGAATTCAAGATAAAACCCAGTCAAAAAGCGGAATTGATTAAAAACCCCTTAAATCTAGGCATTTTGATTGCTTTCTGATTTGTGGCCTAGCGCGTAAAAAGAAAATTAAAAAAACTGTTTTACATTTTACATTTTTCTGATAGCTTGATTTTGTTCCCGGGACATTCCCGAGAATTTAAACCAAAGGAAAGAACGATGAAAATAACGAATACTAAAAATTTATCTGCGACTTCTTCGCTGAAAATGGTGATTTATGGAACGTCTGGGACGGGAAAGACTACGCTTGCCAAAACGATCGGCGAGCCTACGCTCCTGATCTCGGCAGAAAGCGGTCTCCTGACTCTCTCAGGATCTGATATCGATGTGATTGATATTAGCCAGGACGATAATGGAAACGTGATCCCAAAGGAAAAGCGGATCGCAAGACTCGGGGAAGTGTATCAATTTCTCCTCTCAGAAGATGCTCGCAAAAAATACAAGTGGATATTCATTGATTCACTGACCGAGATCAGTCAGAACCTTGTCGAGTGTCTCCAGGCTGAGTTTCCAGATCGGAAGGATAGTTTAGTCCTATACGGTGAGAACTCGAAGCGGCTCCGCTCGCTTGTGAAATCATTTCGGGATCTGCCTCATTATAATGTCGTGATGACCGCTCTCTCCGTGATCGATAAGGATGAGGCCGGAATGAGATTCACCACGATTGATCTCGTGGGGAACTTTGCGTCGAAGCTCCCTGGCTTCTTTGATGAAGTTTTCTTTATGGGAGTAGACAAGGACGGAAAAAGATTTTTAGTGACCGAGACATCCGAGCGAATGGTCGCAAAGGACAGGAGCGGAAAACTGGAAAGACTGGAAGTGCCTGATCTTTCAGTGATCGCAAAAAAAATCAGGCAATCAACAAGTGCAGAAAAACAACAAAAACAAGAAAAGAAAGAAGGAAATAAATAATGGATTTTTCATTTAACATTGATTTGAGTAGCGTAAAATCAGCAGGACCGCGCACGATCGCGGCAGGGTCTTATACCGTGATTGCGGATGGAGCCGAGATCAAAGCAACGAAAGCCGGGACCGGGGAATATATCTCCGTCAAGTTCAAGATCCTGGGCGGCGAGTGTAACGGCCTGACTCTTTGGCATTCATTTAATATTAAGAATCCGAGCGTGAAAGCGGTCGAGATCGGCCTTCAGCAGTTGAAGCAGTTCGTTCAATGCTCAGGCGCGCCAGAGAAGCTGACTAGCCCGATTGATCTTGTGGGCTACAAAGCGACTGCAGTCGTGAAAATTCAGAGTGACGCGACCTACGGAGACAAGTCCGTGATCGCTTATTTCAAGCCAGTATCGGCCCCGACTGATGGTGATAAAGGATCGGACATTCCGTTCTGATTTGAAAGGATAGCCCGGGGGAGAAATCTCCCGGGCTTTTTTTATGGGAGAAAAAATGAATGGGCTGGATTTATTTTCAGGAATTGGTGGAATCGGAATTGCCCTTGAACCATGGGTCAGGACAGTCGCATATTGTGAGCGCGACCGATACGCACAAGGCGTTTTGTTGTCACGAATGCGGTCAGGTGACATTGATACCGCTCCAATTTGGGATGATGTCACAACACTCCGAGGCGATATGTTGCCAAGAATTGACATTATCTTCGGTGGATTCCCATGCCAGGACATCAGCGTTGCCGGAGCTGGAAAAGGTCTGGACGGAGAGCGAAGCGGTCTTTTCTTCGAAATCGTCCGACTCATCCGAGAATGCAACCCCAGATTTGTTTTCCTCGAAAACGTCCCTGCCATCAGAACCCGTGGAGGGGAAACAGTGGTTAAAGAATTGGCCCAGGTGGGGTATGACTGTCGATGGACTACTCTTTCAGCCTCCGCAGTTGGAGCCAATCACAAGCGCGAAAGATGGTTTTTATTGGCCCACGCCAACAGTGTGCGGAAACTATCAGAACAAGGGAAACATGATTGGACTAGCGACCGCAGTAAAAATGTGGCCGACACCATGCGCAAGGGATTGGAAAGACACCGGAAAAAGTCCGTCAGAAATGCGCAGGAATTCGGTTACGCTTGCAACAATAGCTGGTGGGCAGTTGAACCCCGAATTTGTCGAGTGGCTGATGGGGTACAGAATAGGGCACACCGAATTAGATGCCTTGGTAATTCAGTGGTTCCGCTCCAAGTCAGAGAAGCGTTCAAAAAGTTGATCGGATTATGAAATTACGAGATTACCAAGAAGAAGCACTGACTGCAATTTTGGAAGATTTATCATCGAATCGAACCGCGCTTTGCGTGATGCCTACGGGAACGGGCAAGACCGAGCTTTTCCTTGCGCTAATTAATGAAGTATTGATCAGAGATCCGCTTTCACGCGTGGTCGTTTTGGTAAACAAGATCAAACTTCTTCAGCAGACCAAAAGGCGATTCGCGCCAGTGTTTGGGGAAAGCTCAATCGGACTATACTGCGGATCGGCAGGGTTCTGGGAAACAGATAAGCCGATTACGATTGCCTCGATTCAATCCATTTTCGATATCGAGATTGAGAACCTAGGCTTGATCGTATTGGATGAAGTTCACAATGTAGGTCAGGAGTCTGGCCGATATCGCGAGTTTTTAGATAGTCACCCTGAGAGCAGGATCGCGGCATTCACTGCGACTCCGTATCGAGCGGATGGCGTGATCTACGGGGAGAGTAGCCTATTCAAAAAGATCACCTATCAAAAGCCAATCGGCGAGATGATCGAGCGCGGTTTTTTAGTTCGCCCCACCATGAAGAAGCCTGATCATCAACATGAGACAGGCAATCTCAGGGTTCGAGCCGGAGAGTTTATGGCAGAGGATGTCGCGCTACTTGTCGGTGATCAAGCGAAGATCAGAAAGCAGATCGCGGATGCTCTGCCCAGGATGGAGGGCCGGAGATCCGTGGTCTGGGCTTGCGCGAATATCGCGCACTCGGAGGATGTCAGGAATTCATTGATCGCATCGGGCGAGCTTGCTGTCTGCCTTCACTCGGATATGACAACAAGGGAGAGGGATCATGCTCAAGAGGATTTCGAGTCGGGCAGAGTTCGGCATCTGGTTTTTGTCTCGATTGTCTCTGAGGGATATGATTATCCCCCGATCGATTGCGTGGTTCTAATGCGTCCGATCAAGAGTCCTGTCCTTTATGTGCAGACCGTAGGCCGTGGCTTGCGTCCTGCGGAGGGGAAGGAAAATCTTCTGGTCATTGATTACGGGCGAGTGATTGAAACGATCGGGCCGCTTGATAGGCCGCTTGTACCAGTGAAGGGGAAGAGGAAAGCGGAGAAAGCCCCGGTTAAATTTTGCCCGGATTGCTTTGAATATATCGCGATGGCGTCCAGGCAGTGCCCGATTTGCTTGCACGATTTCGGGATTGATGGATCGCCACTTAAAAGTCTGACGGTCAAAGCTCGATTCGGTGGATCGCTTTTAAGTAGTCGCCAAAAAGAGATCGCTATCCGATCGGTCTCGATGTCTCGCTTTATCTCGAAGAATGGGAATGAATGTCTCAAAATGACCTATCACCCCGAGAATCTGCTTGATACCGCCGTGAATGAGTTCTTCGTCTGGGGTACGGATTGGGGATATAAAAAAGCACAAAAGAGACTTATGGAGCTTCAAGTCGCATTGATGGCGAATTGCTCGGAACAGGCCACCATGCGGATTAATCGAGTCCCCAGATCGATTGAGGTCGATTTGAGCGGAAAATATCCAGAAATAAAAAAAATATCGTTCTAAGTCAAAAAAAGTCTTTTCAAAATCAAAAAAACGTATTACATTCTCTTCAAGCAGTTAAACAAAACAAAGGACAAGAAAATGAAATTCACAGAGCAAAATACAATCGGTTATTCACAATCAGAATTAAATGAATTGAACATTAGATTTGAAAAAATGAAATTGGAAAATCCTGAGATCGCGGATTCAAATCTGGCAGATATCGTTTGCGAGCAATTTGATTCAGAGAGGAAATAAAATGAAAATCATCATCAAAAATAGATCAGAGATTTTAAATGAAATGACATTTGAGCAGTGGGTTCAATCCTGCGGCGATGACGAAGCGGTCGCATTAATGGAAGATCAAAAAGATATCGAGACATCCGTCCAGGATTGGAATCTGAACAATCGTTGCAAGGGATTGACAATTGAGGCGGTGATTCAATGATCGACTGGGTATCGCAAGAGAGATCCGTAGATGAATCAATTCAAGGCTCCGATGCCTGGCTAGCGGCTCGAAGATCCGGCATCGGATCGAGCGACATCGCGGTCATCATGGGGGTCAGCAGGTGGGGATCGCTCTATAACCTATGGCTCGATAAAACAGGCCAGTTGCCCGAAGAGAAGCGGTTTAAAGGAAATTGGGCAACACAGCGAGGGCATGATCTGGAAGGGCCAGCCCGAGCTATTTATGAGCAGAGAATGAATCATTTCTTCCCCCCTGCCGTGATGGTTCACCCGGAGCATAGTTTTGTGAGAGCATCTTTTGACGGGATCAATCACCAGATCCGCAGGGTTCTTGAGATTAAATGCCCAGGCAGAGAGGCTCATGAAATGGCTAAAAAAGGGATGGTGCCGCCTTACTACTGGCCGCAGTGCCAGTGGCTCCTTATGGTATCGAATTACTCGGATCTGGACTACCTATCATGGGATGGCGAAACCGATCCCGTGATTGTGGAAGTGAAAGCAGATCCGGCATATCAGGCCGAGATGCTCGCGAAGGCTCGCGAGTTCTGGAATCTTGTAGAGACCAAGACTCCTCCCGAGACTGCGGAGATGCAGATCGAGGATCAGGAGTTGATCGATCTTCTAATCAACAGGGATAGGCTCAAAGAGAATATCGACGCGCTCACGGCAGAACTTGACGCAATGACGGATCAAGTGAAAGCCAAAGTGCCAGAGACCGCAGAATGCGGAGATTTTAAAATCACTTGGAGTGAAGTGAAGGGATCGATCGATTACGCTAAGATTCCCGAGCTTAAATCACTCGATTTGGAGCAGTACCGAAAGAAGCCGACCAAGCGGTTTCAAATAACAAAGAAAAAGCTCGAATAATAAATCCCCGTTTATTTCGAGCTAAGTAGATGCCTGGATTTGTTTTACTGAGTCCAGGCATCTATTTTAAAAAGGAAACTATGAACAGAAAAAAAACAAAACCGAAGTGCGTATTTCTCATCAAGTACAAGGGCAAGCCGTACCGCTACATGGTGAGAGTCAACAAGGAATATGTCGGATGCTTCGAAACCGAAGCAGAAGCCGAGGCAGGGATGAAGAGATTCCTGGAGAGGAAGAAGAGAAAATGACGCCAGAAGGATTTTTTTTAAAAGTAGTTTTGATTTTAGGATTGTCAATATTTATTGCCTTTAACGCGCCGGGATGGGTAACGGCTTTGCTTTTATTGGCCTTCTTTATTTGGGCTTTCTCAAAGGATGATCAAAAATGAGTCAATTCTGGTTTGAAGTGGGATGCGTGATCGCCTGGGGAATCGCAGGAGCGGCAGGGATTGGGTGTGGAATTTTAGTATTTTGGCTTTTTAGCGGAGACAAAAATGGAAGACTTTTTTACTGAAATCTGGGTTCTAGTATTCGCGTCTGGATTTATTGGATCGATTGCGTTTTTGATTTTTATAACAGTTATTGAATGGAGGAAAAAGAAATGAATGATCCAGATCAAGTGATCAGAATCCCGAAGCTCACTCTTCAGCTCACCATTTTGGACGCTGAAGAGCGTGGTTATAAAAAGGCGGTAGAGGCTTTGTATGGCGATGGTTTTGATGAAGCTGGGGAGTTTTTAGATAAGGTTAGAAAGAAAGCGTTGAAAGGTGGGGAGTGATGGAAACAACAAAAGAGAAAAATATGGACGAGTTTTTGCACATACATAAAGCGCAGTTTGAAGAGATTTTAAACGCTGAATTCAATCGAGGAGTGAAAAGCGCGATCGATATGCTGTCTGGCTATGATCCGCAATCAGAAGAGATCAAGTGCTGTATCCATTCAAAAGAATGGGCCGAATGGCTAGAATCAAAGCGTAATAAATAATTTCTGCATGGTGCAGATAAGCTCCCCTCTCGTCTCATTAAAACCTAGATTCAATTCGGGAGGGGGGATTTTAAAAGAGGTCTTATGATTTTTTGGTTTTGTGTTGCGGTTATTTGTTTTGTATCGATTTTTTATTCATTAGTAAAAAAAGGAAAAAATGATCCTTTATTCAAGGAATGGCAGTTCTGGGTTTGGATTTTTTGTATTTCATTTATTTTAACAAAATCAGAAATTCCATTCATGATAAATGCCCTTTTAGGATGGGGTTTTATCTATTTTTATAAATGGACGGGGATTCCAAAATATCTGACCTCTTCGGCTTTTAATCTTGTAAAAAAATTTAAAATCATTCAAATTACAAAATATTAAAATATTCACCCTTAACTCAGAAGTAGAGTGCCAAGCTGTTAACTTGGAAGTGCTAGGAGCGTTACCTAGAGGGTGAGCCATTTTTTAAGGCGGCCCGTCCCGAGTCGAACGGAATCATCAAGGAAGCGTCCTTACCTTGATTGCTCTGCCATTGAGCTAACGGGCCATAATCAAGGCATATAAAAGCGTTTGCCGGACATTGGAGGTGATATTTGAAAGTGCATCCACCCCACGGTCGCGCTCGGATGCTCGCACCACAGGCCGATCCTGGCGAGTGTGGCTTCGTTCTCCAGACACCACTTACCGAGTGATCCGCCCTTGTCGGCAATATCGCAAGCTGATCCACTAAGATGGAGTGATAGTTTTGCCTTTGTTTTACCCTGGGCAATCAGTTCCGCTTGTTGTGCGTCTGATCTGAGTCCCGAGGTAACAATCATCGGTTTTGCCCAGATCGCTCGAAGTTCGTTCATGCGTTCGAGCAGAATGCCGAGATTCTTGTCGATAACCGGAGTAGTGGGATATTTGTGCGGATTTAATTCTTTTAATACGATCATAAAATGGAACGGCCCCTTCCCGAAGGAAGAGGCCCTAAAAAGTAGGATTTTATCCCCAGTCCCTCACAAAACCAATGTATCAAGCCTCTGATTTAACTTCTTCAAGTTTCGGTGCTTCAGGTGCTTTTTCTTCGATTGCTTGCGCACCTTGTTGAATTTCCTGAACGAGACCCAATACAGACTTCGCAGGAAGTTCTAGGATTACAGCCACCATTTTATCAAACAGTTCTTTTGACAGTACAATTTTCATATCAATCTCCTTGTCTGCAATTTTTGCATTAGGCTTGCAAATAGTCAATAATTGCTTGCACCCGAGCGATTTCAGCCTCGATCACTCTTTCCTGATTTTTAAGATTCGCAAGTTCGTACTGACGTTCAATCAGATACTGATCTTTTTCCACGGTAGTCTGGGTTGTGATGATTACGCTGTCTTCCTGTACTTCAATTTGATCTGCCATATTTTCTCCTTTAGTTAAGAACCTGTACGCTTAAATTTGTCACGGTAATCGTTCGCGTTGCCGATGCCGCACCCCATTGTGCGGTCACGGTGATTGCTTGCGATGTAGTGGTGTCCACAGTCACTGGAGCCGTGTTAGTCATTTGTCGAAAATTTGGTGAGGTACCGATTTCGGTGTAAACGCCCTGACCTGCGACTGTTCCGGTTGCTCCTGTTGTTCGGCAAGTGATCACCGTATCCATGATGATTCCAGCATTAGTATCCGGTCCACTTGTCCCCGATGCTGTTAGAATCGTCGTTGATCCAAGTTTTACTCGAATCGTAATCGTGGTACCGCTCGTTGATGAGTGGAATCCGTACGCCTGAAGTTTGATTGTTTTACCAGCAACAAAAAAGTTTGCAGGAAGCGTAAGCGTTCCAACCCCAGTTGAGGTCAGTGTGGTTTCAGTCGTAGTATTTGCACACGTTGCATCAGCAGTTTGCGTGAACAAAGTACCTGAGTGAGATTGATTTACGCCTGCGTTATTTATGTACGTCGTTTTTTGCGTTGCATCATGCCAAACGTCGCCCGAGTTTGGAGATGTTGGAGCCGTTCCCGTTGCAATGTTCATTGATGCACGAGTCGTTGTTGATCCTGCGAGAGAAAGAAGTGCTGTAGGATTGGTGACACCGATACCAAGGTTTGTACCTTGGAGTCTCATCCGTTCTGCTACAGTACCAGCGTTTACAGTACCCCATGCAAGCGCACCAACTTGGCTCCCACCAGTATTATCAATGAGCAAAGATCCAAAATATGCGGCCTCATAAAATGTACCGCCAGTGGCCATGTAGTTGAATGACTGAAGTAAGTTTACGCCGTTCACTGAAGCGGTAGTGAGATACCCATGCGCTACTGAGGTATATCGGTAATCTGCGGCATTTGTTCCACCGTTATTCCCGATGCGAATTGCGAGAGCATTCGGATTTTGAGTGTTGTTATTGTTTACTGTTAAGGTCATTAAACCTGAGCTTGAACTATAAGCAGATCCGTTTACGCCTGAAATTGTGTTTGAATTTGCTGTAATTAAAAACCCAGTACCAAATGACGCATTTGTTTTGAACGCAATTCCGGTTGCAGCTGAAGATCCATCCGCAACAAACGAAGTGCAAGAAGATCCTGTGACTCGACCAATGACAGCATTTGAAGA